ACGATTAGTTAAAAAAGAACTATACTCTTTCTCTGCAATAGTATCATTGTTACTACCACGCATCAGATTCTTTTTAGATGTATTGATTGCGTTTATATAGTCAAACGGATTTGTTTTTACTGCCATTCTGTTTCTACCATCAACTCTGTGAGAAAAGCCATAAAGTTAACTTCTTGATCAGCTACAAACGCAGATTTGTATTGATAGTCAGCAAGAGTAACAACAACTTGAGGTATGCTTGTAGGTTTTACATACTGAGTTATAGTGTCGTATATTTTACGAAACATTGGTGCAACATCACCATCTATATTTTTACCTACCCATTTACGAACTGAAGTAAACTCTTTGTCTTTCAAAAGTTGCATGAGTTCTTTAATACTTGTCTCTGATAGATTAGCAAGTATACCACTATCAATATGTCCTGTTGCAGAATATCTTTGTAACTCATTTAGTATTCTACGATTATCGGGAAAATGTTTTGCAAGAACTTCTCTAATTACTTTCTCGTCAAAACTTATGTTTTCTTGTTTGAGAATGTCTAGTATTCTAGTATACAAGTCTTTAGCCATACTAGGCTTATCTTTGTTTGCTATTTTAAATTCTACAACTGAACATCTACTATGAAGTGGTTGTATAATCTTGTTGACAAAATTACATGTCATTATAAAACCACAGTTCTTACTAAATTCTTCCATGAAGTTTCTGAGAGCAGGCTGAACAGTTTCAGCATTACAATAATCTGCTTCATCAAGAATTACATACTTACGCCCACCTGCTAGAGATACAGATGATGCAAAGTTTTTAATTTTAGTTCTGAGTGTGTCAATCAATCTACCTTCATCTGAACCATTGATAACAATATAATCAGCACCTAGTTCTTCTAACATAGCTTTAGCAACAGTAGTTTTACCTATGCCTTGTGAGCCTGTTAGAAGAAGATTAGGCACATTGTTATTATCAACGAAAGTTTGAAATAGAGTCTTTAACTCAGGACTTAGTACAGTATCCTTTATTGTCTTTGGGCGATACTTCTCTACCCACAAAAAATCTTCTCGCATGAATCACCATAATATAAATTTCAATTTTTTAATTATAACTTGAATTAGTCTCTGTTGCAATCCAATATTGAATATTTTTTGAAGTAGATTTGAAATGTGCTATACCTGCTTTAGATATATCTACATTATAGTCACTAGTACCAAGCTTCTGTAAGTTTTCAGTTTTGAAAACCATAGAGAAGTTATCATTAGTAGAACCAAGTGTAACACTATGTTCATTAGATGTTGGATTTTTTGTATCTGTAGCTACTATAGCTATATTGCCTTCTGCACCTCTAACTACAACTTCAGGTAAACCTAGTTGATTGGCGGCTGATAAAACTCTTTTCATATCATCAGCAGATATTTTAATTGATACATCAGCATTATCTAACTCAAGATTTTTATCAGGAGCAGAAGTTACCATAGATGGATCAGTGTAAGTATATTTTGACTTACTACTACCCTCACTAATCACAACTTCTTTTTCACCGAAAGCAAAATCTGGTTTATCATATAAACTTGCTAAACCTAAAAACTGATTGAGTTCATAGATTGCAAAGTTAACAGGTAAGCTTTCGCCTATCACTGCTTGTGCTAGAATATTCTTCTGTTCTGAAACAGTTCGAATAGTATTACCAGCTTTGAAATTCAAAGAGGGATTTATAGTTGAGAAGTTTTTTAGTACTTCTATTGTATCATCACTTATCTGCATCATCATTATCTCCTGTTTGCATTGAATTTATATGTAGAGCCATAATAGCATAATGAGCAACTTTTAGCAAGTCTGCCCTATTTCTTCCGTTTTTCTTACCATATCTTTGTGCATACTTGATAATGTTACCAAGCATAAAACCTTCTCCGTGTCCACAATCTATGATAAACTCGGTTGATTGAAATTGGTTTGTAGAATAATGTCCTTTGTACGTAGTAGAAACATAGTCATACAACTCTTTGAGTATTCTATCTTCTTGAAATTTAAAGTTTGGTTTCTCACTCATTCAATTTCTCCTAAGTTAAGTTGTATACCTTTTGGTTCTTTCTTCTTAGTTTTTTCAATCTCTACTGGATCGGCAGTTGCTGATACACCTAATTGTGCTAAATCTAATAAACTACCACCAAATACATAGCTACCTGTGTGAGATAATTTCATCCAAGGACAATACCATGTTGGTACTCCAGCTTTTTTCATCCACTGACAAAACATATAATCTTCTGAAAGATATCTTTTTGACTCTGGATCTATCAGTGCTTGAAAATACATACCGATATCTCTACTACCATCAAAGTGTTTTGTTCTAACATGATCGGGAAAATATCTTAAATCTGGATATGCTTCATCAAATTTCTTAAAAGCAGTTCTAGTTATCATCATGAAACCTGTACCACCCTCTAACACTTCGATAGGTTCATCTAGTCTCATTTCTAAAGCATCACTAGCTGGATTAAATACGTAATCTCCACCAAAGTTTTCTAATTCATTAGGATTTTTATCTCCGAATCCCATCTCAACTGCTTTTTTAATTTTTTCCCAAGCTATAGTTTTCTTTGGATATGGACCACATACGATATCTCTATTACCTTCATCAGCTATAATAGCTAGAGATAATACATCGTTAGGATCAAAACCAATATCAGAATCTATAAACATCATATGAGTATAGTCGCTACGTAGAAATTCGTCAACACAATAATTTCTTGCTCTAGTAATTAGAGACTCATTAAAGAGATAGAACATTTTAACGTCCATCTCATATGCTTGTGATATTTTTGCTAAGTCGCATGATGCTTTAGTGTACATACCGTGACACATACCACCATACATTGGCGTAGCTACGAATATTTTTTTCTTACGTAGTTCAGCTAATTCAATTTGTATTTCCAAGTTATATTCCTTTTCATAATATATTGTTATGAGTATATACTAAAAAGCCCATCTTTGTCAAGACAGGCTTTTCAAGGTTATATATTTTTTTATCAGAATGGAATCTCTTCTTCATTCTCAATAGCAGTATCAGGTGTTTCTGAAACTTCTGCATCGATTTTGGTGTACAAGTCTTTGAATGACAACTTGGTGTCCTCGTCAAATCGATTGATGCACATATCGATGGCTGTCATTTTGTCGTTGAAGATTGAGAAAGCTTTTGCTATGTGAACTAGCCTTCTTGTTGAGATAATCTCGTCAACGCCACCATCGTAGAAAGTTTTTCTGATAATGTCAGCCCAATCAACAAGCTTGGCAACAAAACCATCGTCAGAGACACCCAAGTCAGTAAATACTTTACCAAGTATTTTCTTTTCAGTAGCAACTGGTGGATACTCTTGCTCGACAGTGATAGGAAATCTTTCTAAGAAAGCTTCATTCATCACGTTAGTACCGATGAATCTACCATCATCAGAACCTTTACCTTTTGTGTTCGCAGTAGCAATCACGGTGAAACCAGGAGCAGGCTTGATAAACTCACCTGTCTTTTTGATGAAGTAACCTTTGCCTTCAAGAATTGATTGTAAGCACATTACTTTGGCAGGGTTAGCTAAGTCTAACTCGTCAAGTAAAGCAACTGCGCCTTTCTCCATCGCATTGATGATAGGACCTTTGAAGAACTTAGTATCACCATCGATGAGTCTAAAACCACCAATGAGATCATCTTCATCAGTTTCTACAGTGAAGTTAATTCGAATAACTTCTCTTCGGGCTTGGGCACATGCTTGCTCAATACCGAAAGTTTTTCCGTTACCTGACAAACCAGTAACGTACACAGGATAGAACATCTTTGAAGATATTATCTGCTTTATCTTGGTGAAGTTACCAAAAGGAACAAATAAAGGATCAACTGCTGGTACTAGATTTTCTGTAAAAGCAGTAGTCTCTACTGAAAGAGAAACTTTAGGTGCAGGTTGTAAATTAACCTGTGCATCACTAGATGCGACAGGTGTTGAACTTGTCATAGTTGCAGTAACTGTTTCAGGACCACCTACTGAAGGTAGTTGAAACTGATTGTAACCGACTTTAGCAGTTTTCCAGAACCACCATGGAAATGGAATGTTTGCATCATCGGCGGCACTTTGAACTTCTTGTCGATTTAGAATCGCACCGACACCAAACTTGCTGGTGGCGGTATCGACAAAAAGTTTTTTTCGTGGTGATAAATACATAATATAACCTCTCTATTTAATTATCAAACGAATCACTTACATTATTAGGATAGCAAACCTGGTGGGTTTGTCAAGCTACTAATTCAATAAATTGTGATAACATCACTCGACTAGTCCTAGAACCAGTAGTAGCTTTTTTGAAAGCTTGTCTAATCTTTCCTTTTGTAGCACCCTCGTCAACTTCGATAGCACCGTTAGATGTTGCAAGCTTTGAACCTTGAACTAGAAACTGCTTAGTATAACCATTTGTGGTATTCACTACAAATGAGTCATGAAGTAATCTAGCCCACATGCTCTCTTTTTGGTGGTGCCTTAATTCGTGTCCCATCTCATGTAGTGCAGTTCTCTTGTTTCTAGGTAGAATGTGAAATCCAATCACATTCGAATTTGTGTAGTTAGCTAGAGACTTTAGAAATGTCGGAGTTGTATTGATACCAAGTCTATTTGTACCACTTTGAGTTAGTCTTATAGACTTTTTAGTAACTTCATTCGTGAATATCCAAGTCTCATTCCATGGTGCAACATTTACTCTAACATCATAATCTCTATTGTAGTAAGAATAGTTACTAGCACCATCAGTTAAGAATACTGTATTCACTATGTCAATTCTATTAGTCTTTTGAAAAGCTTTTACAATTGCATGAGCAGAAAGTATTGCATCATTCAAAGGAGTACCTGACAACCAGAACTTTCTTGGAACCCAATACTCGCCGTACTTACTATCGAGTCTGTATCTATTTTCCCAATACTTACCAACTGCTAGTGTAAAAGCACACATTTTCTGAAACTCAGTTCTTGACATTTTGTGGTTGAAAAACTCAAGTAGGTGAAAACTATCTTGAAGAGTAGTATAACCTTTTGTCTTGACTCTCATTTTTGCTCTAGCATCTCTACCACCAAACATTTCATAAGCTAGTGTATCGTTATCGCTAAAAGCATAAACTTGAAAAGGTATCTGAACTTGTCGGCAAAAACTAACTAAGTTAATCAACTGATCAACAGTGTTAGAAAGATTGCTTGCCATAGAACCACTCCAATCTATGAACATTACTAGTCCGTGATTTTTACCATCAGGAACGATTGTCATTTTCTTGAAGATATCATCAGAGAATTTGTAGTTGTTCATCTTGAGTGTATCAAGAACACCAGTTTTAGAAACTGTTGCTCTCTTATACTCAGAAGCTTTTTTCTTCATTTCAAATTCTTTTACCATGTAGTTGATAGCTTTTTTATTGTTGACTTGAAAATCTTTGTACATAACAGAACCAGCATGTATCGCACCGCCAGTATCTTTATCAGAAAGTATTTTCTTGTAACTAAAAATTCTATCTTGATATGTCTTTAAGTTCATATCAAGTGTCACATTGATAACTGCTTTACCATTTGTAGGACTTAGAGACTTTATGTTATCTTCTAACATAGCGTCAGTTTCTGCAATAGGTAGATTAGGATTTAGAGGCTCAGGTGACTCACCACCAATTCTTGAATGTGAAACTTGTTGAACTGGTGTTTCTACTTCTTCTCCTTTATCTTCAGAGTCGCTCTTGTCACCAGAACCTTTTAGTTCTTCTTCAGTTTCTTCTAAATCTGAGTCTTCGCTTTCGCCTTCGCCAGAGCCATCTTCAGAACTATCGTCTCCATCTTCATCGATATCATAATCGTCATAATCCATGTCACTGTCATCAAAGCTGAAATTATCATCATCTTCTCCATCTTCTTGCATCTCCTCTTCTGACTCTTTTTGAGCCTGTTGCTCTTTTTCTTTTTTCTCTTTTGCTAACTCAAATAACTCAAGAGCAACTTTGTAAGCTTCATCTTGAGTTTCTATCTTAGCGATAATGTCTAACCACTTCTTTTCATCATCAGCAAATTTTGTACCAGTTGACATACCGCACTTGAAGTAAACATTGAGTCTATCAATAAGTTCGAAAGTATTGATTTCTGTTTCATCTCTACCGAAAAAACCCTCACTCAACATTTTCTTGTATGATTGAATGAAGGATCTTTTCAAACCAGGATATGTTCTCTGGATTTTCTTTTCTATTCTAGCATCTTCTACGATGTTTAGAAAACCTTTGAAGTTCTTGCCGTGCTTTTCGATAGCTGAAGCCCACCCGTCAGCATCAGTGTATAAAGCATGTCCTACTTCATGTCCAACTAAATGATCATATGTGAAGTTCTGCATATCGTCCCACATAGGCAATGTTAGAACTCGATCTTTTACATTGAAACTCGCAGTAGAAACATTTTGATGCTCAACAGTAATGTTCTCAGTGGCGAGTAGCCTTGCTAGAACTTCTTTTGATTGAATATTTAATGTCATTACGAATCACTCTCTCTTATTACTCTTACAGTATGACTCAAAATGATATGAATGTCAACCTTTATTACGCAACTTTCTGTAACTTGTTACTCTTTTTGAGGTTTGCTTGCTTACAAATCAACTGTCCGTTCTCAACTGTAGTCGAACCACCTTTACTAAAAGGAGTGATATGATCTGCCGCCCACTTTGAATCATCGTTGATTTCTGAT